CCGCTGACACCTGATCGGAGAACTTAAGAGCCATCCCTCGGCCCCTTCCCCGCCACTATCTCCCGCACGCCAAGCGCTGCCTGCCGAACGGCCTCAGCGATCTTGGCCGATAGAAGCGCGTCGATGAACTTGGCGCGGCGCGCGGCGCAATCGTCGCACATCAGCTCAGACGCCACGCCGGATCCAGATAGAAATCTGTGGAGCAGCCGCAAAGAGCCGTCTCCGACACAGGCGCGTTAGGATCATGCGCCATTTGCATCGAGGCTCCGTTGCTGAACTCAAATGGCGTGTCGATCCCGCGCACCTGCTTGCCCGACATGGCGACGTGGTGCGGCCTCGGGTCTTTCGGCCCGCCTCCGTGAATCCAGCGCTTGATAACTGCCTCCGGTGGCAGGTTCTTCTTGCTCATCACCTGCACCCAAGCCTCGCGGCGGGCGCTCATCACTGACTGCGCGGTCTCCGATCTGGATACAGTATCGGCCCGATCCTTGAGGAGCGCATTGGAATATTGCCGCGCACTCATTGCCTGCGCCGATTCTGATAGCGCCTCGCCGCGCTTATAGGCCTGCAGGATGCGCACCTCTGTCTGCCGGTTCACCTTGTACCGGACACGCAGCTTCCCATCGCGGCCCTTGATGACCAAATCCTGCACGCCCTCGGCGGTTTTCATTCCCTCGGTAACTGCACTCAGTCGGGCCGCACGGGGCGCATCCAGCCCAAGCACGCCACCCTGTCGAACCCCATTCACCACCCTGCCCGCAATGTCGCGAGCGATGATGAGCGGCCCATCACCGCGCTGGAAGCCAGCAAGAACGGTTTCCCGCACGAGCTCCACCTGCTCAGGGATCAGCGCGCCCGTGATGCGCCGGCCAACTTCGCGCGCAATCCAGCTTTCAGCGCCCGGGTCAGTCATGCCAAACCGAACGCCGATAGTTCCCGCCCCCGGCACCGTGATTGTCGTGACGGTCAGCGCGCCCGCCTCGGCGAATGCTGACGTCTTGACGGTCGCGTACTGGTAGAACGCCGCTTGATCTAGGTTGATAGCGGCAATCGCGCCTGCAATATCCCTGAGGCCAAGAGCCTCCAGCAGCGCGGCCCAATCGATGCCTGCGCGCAGATCGACCGCAGCGGCCTCAAAGGCCGACCGCAGCGACGGCTCAAGGCGCGCGATGAGGGCGGCAAACTCGCGGCGCTGGCTGCGCGTCGGGCGGCGGGCCATGCCTTACCCTCTCACAATGAATTCGACCGCGGACACCGTGCCAGCAGCCGGAATGTTCTGGACCTGCAACACCGTCACAGGCTTGCCGTCCACCGTCACCAGATCGTTGACCTCATAGGGCCACGCCGGAACGGCACAGATCACCTGCTTGTCCGTCGCCACGATAACGGGACCATCCGGCTCACCAGCTGGCTGCCCGATCAGCTTTTGCTCCACGCCGCTCACGGCGGCTCTTAAGGTTTGCGTTGACCACGAGACGGTTGGCTGCTCCCAGCTATTCGCGGGATCCGTCACGGTCTTGCGCGAGATCTTCACTGACCCCTGCCCGAGTCCGCCCTGAGATGTGGGGGCGAGGAGGTCGGAGGCCATTGCGGCCATTTCGGCGTAGAAGTCTGCCATCTCAGCGCCCCACTGACCAGATTCCGACACCATCGACCGACACGCAGAAGAACACCGAGACCATGCCCTGAATTGCGGCATCCACGTTACCAGCAGACCCACTTGCACCAGAGCCAGTATCAGATGGGGCAAAGAACTCGCGCTCAATCGATTGAACCTTCTCGCGCTTGGTAATCCGGTTCGGGTTGATGCTGCCAGACGCCCAGCCGGGCTGTGACGCCTCCAACCATGCTGCACGGTAGCTCGCATTGATCCAAGCAAGTGGAACACCATCCACCGAAATTCCGCCCACTAAATGCCCTGTCCTCGGCCACGCACGCTCCTGATCGAAGCCGCCAGCGCGGACGCTGCAATAGAGCATCGGCTCATATGCTGCGTCCAGATAGTTGCTGCCGCGCTGCCGCAGAACGGCGGGCGCTGGGGCATCATCCGGCAGGGTGTAGCCGTTGTCAGTCAGGAAGGCCGCAAAGCCCTCGTCGGTTCCGTATCCGGCCATAGATCACCCCCTTGTGCGACGGGTCGACATAAGCCGCCCCGCCGTTTGCTTAGCTGGCCTTGGCGGCTTTAATTGCAGCGATCAGCTCATCATCACTCAGACCGTCGAAATCAACGCCAGCCTCAATGGCCTGCTCTTCAAGGCCGATGCGCTTCTTGGTCTTCGCGGGATTTGTGATCGCCACTTCTGCGCCCGAAAGCGTGGCCTTTCCGACCAGATAACGGGGGAGTGTATCGCCTTTGATCGGCAACTCAGTGCCAACATTTACGCGTTTCCCTTGGGAATCATAGACGCCCGCTTGCGTGATTTTTGCTTTCATTTGGAATTCCTCTCATCTGACTTTGCTGTTCTTGTGAAAGGGGCCGGCTTCCCAGCCCCTCGACAAACACAGCAGTTAGATCAGGTCGATTGCGCCACGCCGCAGTTGTCTTCCGCGTCGAACTTGATCTCCAGCGAGGCTGCAGCCATGGTGATGAAATTGTAATCATCCTCAGGGTTTGCGCGGAACTGAGCGCGGGTTGTCATCGGCATGCCGTTGAGAACCTGCACAACGCGGCGATCCTTGACCAAAGCGATGATCTCATCGGCAGCGATGCTGTCGGCGGGGATGATCTCTTTCAGGCCGCCGAGCTCCATGACACGCTGAGCGATGGTTTTCGGATAGCCGGTCGTGAACTCCGTGCTGGTTGCATAGAACCAATCATCCCAGTTGACATAGACCGTCGCAGGAACCTTGAAGTTGTCGCCGTGCAGCAGCTTCAAGGTTGCGGTGATCTCCGCCAGCCACTGCGCGCCAGTTGCCCCGTTGAGCGTCACGCCCGTGGAGCGGGTGTTGCGTTTGGGGTGGTTACGAAGGCCGTAGAGCTGGCTGCCGTTGACAACAATCTTTGCGTCGCCGTCGAGTGCGATGCTCTCCAGCTTTTCAGCCGTGCGGCGCATGGCATTGCTGCGACCTGCGCTGTCGAGCTGGAAACCCTCGGTGCGCGCTGCCTCAACCTCACGCCAGCCATAGCTGAACGGGCTGTCGATGATCGGCAGCGGCGTGCCGTGGTAGTCAAAGGTGGGCTTGTCGGTGCGCCCCTTCGAGCGCCCATCGAGCGAGATGTGAGCCTCGCCGCTGTCGCTGATGGTCTGGAAGAAGTGCACCAGCTTGCCAATGGGCATGGGGGTCGCAACAGAGGCAGCAAGGTCGTTGAACACAGCAAGAGTGCTGCGCTGGACCTCGATACCTTCACGATCCCACTGGCCCCAGACATCCTTGGGGAGAGGCAGCGCGTTGCCGATTACGGTTTGCCCATAAGCATTCGCGAGGGCGGTTTGAGAAGCGTTGAAGTGACGGCGGTTCGCCAGCACAAACGCCTGCTGTTCGGGTGTGAATTTCAGCATAGCAGGCCCTCCTTAGGCCGGAACGTTGTAGCTGTTGGCGATGATCACATCAGCCAGGGCGCCAGCCGCGTAAGCGCCAGGCGTGTCATCAAAGAAGGCGAAGACAATATCGCCCGCAGTGGTGGCTGCAGCGAGGCGACCAGCTGCCGAAATCTTCAGGGGTGCGCCCTTGGCATAGGTTGCAGCGGCCAGAGCGCACTGGAACACGTCATTGACCTGCGCCTCATAGGCGACGCCAGTATCGCCGGAGGTATAGGCATCAGCGATGGTCTGATCCGCAAAATCAACCACACCAAGGATCAGAGGGCGTTTGGCCAGCGAGGTGGTGATCTGCGCAAGAGCAGTTGCCGTTTCCTCGACAAACGTGCCGGGCAGAAGTGCGCCAGACACGGGGAGGTTTACGGTGCGGGGTTGGCGGTTGATCGGACCGCGATAGATCACGTTGCCGCTCATTTGCCTGCCTCCATGCCCGCATTGAGATCGACGCCCGCGAATTCATCTTCCGCGTTCGTTGTGAGTGGTGCCCCGTTAAGGCCCGCAGCCTTTCCGGGCTTCGCCTTCTCGGCCAACTTGCGTGCGGCGTTGAGGGTCAGCTCCTTGGCCGATTCCTCGTCCAGCACGTTCGCTTTGACGATGGCGGCGACATGGCCAGCAAGCTCCGCATCGTCCTTTGCCTTGGCGTTTGCCTGCATGGCGCTGAGGTTGTCGGTCAGCGGCTTCACGGCGTTCGCAACCGATGCGGTTACTGTTTCACCGAATTTTTCGAAGCTTTCCGAGAGGGTGTTCACCTTCGCGGAAAGGGCCTCGAACTGCTCTTTCGTCACAGTCATTGGATTGTCCTTTCTGTTTTCAACAGGTTCCCGCTCGGCGGGCATAGCCCCCAGAAACGCGGCCTTCATTCGCTCCCACATTGACGCGCGCTCGCGCCGATCAAGAGCCTCGAGCATGCGCATGCCTGCCCAATCCAGTTCGCGGTCAGCATCCTCAATGGCTGAGTTGATGACCTCAATTTCTTCGTGTTCGCCCTTGGCGTTGACCAGCATTCCGACGCCCTGCTCGGGGGTCGCGGCACCTTCCTCATTGAGAAGGATCGCGTCGTGATCCCAGTAGATGTCGGTAGCGTCATGCTTGAAGCCGTCGCCGTTCGCGACTGGCTGGAGGGTGCACAGAAGCCCCGTCGAGGTGTGAACCGCCTCTCCTGCTTCAATCGCAGCGAGAACGCCACGACCGCCTTCCGTGCGATTGGCAACCTCGATATCAATCACCTTGTCGAGTAGAACGCGGCCCCCTTCTTGGCGGGCATTCTCATTCCACGCGCCAATGTAGCCAACATTGATGCCTTCCGGATCTCGGGCACTGATGAACTTGCCGTTGATGGTCGGGTGACCAAGCGGCGCAGGCGTCCTGTTCAGCCCTTCGAAGGACTTTGCGATCTCATCGGCAGGATACCGGATGCCATTCATAACAATGTTGTCCGGCAGGGTTGCGCTCGGAACGACAATCACGTCACGCCCGTTGCGCTTCTCCTTGCGTGCCGATTTGGCATTGGCGATACTGCGGACATTCACACGAACTTGCTTCATTCGTTGCTTCCTTCTGCTTCGGTGAGCGGGTCCATATCGACCGCACCACGGATTTCGTCGTCCGTGAAAATAATGTCGCCAGCCATCCCGCCGATGCCTGCCGATGCGCTTTTGGCGTTGATGTCTGCCATTTTCACAGCACGCTCCATCTTCTCCGCGCTGCTGCTTTCGGTCAGGTCGGACCAGTTGATGACCCAATCGCGTTCTGGCAGGATTCGGACCTGCTCCAGCCTGTTGATGAATTCCTGAATGCTGGGCCGTGCAATGTTGATGCGCCGCGCCATGTTCGTCGCGTTCCACTCCCGCACATCTTCCGTGCTGGCCCGTTCTCCGGTTTGGTTACCGATGAGGATTTTTTGCGGCATCGGGATGGATGCTGCGAATTCCTGCACCCGCACATTGAAGAAGTGCTCGGGGCTCGGCAGTGTCACGTTGAGCGTCTTCGCCGTCATGCCTTGCAGCATCAGCAGCTTGTCAAATCCCTTCTGGAAGTCGTCGACTTGCTCATTCATGGCGTCGGCGAGGCCGTCCACCTCGACACCCATTGCCCGCGCCATTTCCGCGATCTTGGCCTCTTTATCGACCTCAAGAACGGGCGCAGACTTTGCGTTCTTCCAGAAGCCTTCGCCACCAGCGCCGCCGATCTTTTCTAGATCCAGCAGCGCGTTGTAGCCCGGCTCCAGCATTGATCGGCAATGCACCGTGCCATCCGCAGACCAGATGATGACGCGATCCGGATGCAGGTCGAAACTACGCGCTTTGAGCTGGCCGCTCTCGGCCCCCACCGCAGCCTCGTGAAACGCATACATCTTCGGGTGGCCGTAGGTCAGACTGTTCTCGTCTGTATCCCAGTCCGCAACGGTGAGCTGGCCAGCCCAAGCGGGGATCACCTCCACCAGCCCGTCAAGCCCGCCACCGACAGTGTCAACGGGCTGGTTAAACCGCTTATCATCCGCAAAGCGCAGGATCAGGCCGGAATACCCGCCCACCATCGACTTGCGGTCAGCATCTGCGAACTTTTGCCAGACCCGCAGATCGGCGAAACGCTGACGAATTGCTGTCTCCATATCGCTCTCGGTGGGCTTCTCGCTCTCCCAGATCGAAGGGTTGTCCTGCCATGTTTTCAGGATGGTCTTTTCAACTGCCGCCGTGGCCAGCCCGTTGCGCTGATAGATGCCATATGTCGCGGCAAAGGTGATCGTATCGGGCCACCCGAAGTCCTTTCGATGATTGTGCTTTGCCTCTGGGAAGTAGCCGGGGAACATGGCCTCCACGCGTCGCGCCGCATTCATGATGATCTGCATAGGTTTCATCTGCGGTGCCTCTTTGTGAGCATCATTGCTACCTGCGGAGCTTCGTTCAGAAGCGCATTGAACGCCCTACTCGTGCCGTCGACGGCATCGTCATGTGCAGCAATCGGGAAGCCCTCAAGCTCGCTGAACCACGCTTCGTTCCACGATCCACGCACAACCCAAACGTTTCCGGCTTCGGCCTGCGCCGAGAAGGGCGAGAACCGTGTGATCTTGTCGCCGCTCTCCGTCGAGAACCGGACGTTATAGCCCTCAAGGTGCTTGGCGATATCCGAGACCTGTGACTTACCCGCCTGCCCCGGATCCTGAGGAATATTGACCTCTGTTTCAGGCCCATCCTCGCCAGCCGTGCCCTTGAGCATTGCCCGCACGCCGCTCGGCCCATGATGGCCCCAGCGCGCGTCAGCCACGATGATGCGGCCATCAGGACAGCGCCCGACCTTCACGCCAGCCGTTGCGTCTGGATCGTTGCCATCGGTCTTCGGTGTGGCTGCCAAATCCCAGCCACGAACCCACCGACAATCAGGCGGGACACGGTCGAGCATGTTCGACTGTGTGACCCACTCCCGCTTGAAATAGAGCCCTGCAGCGGGTCTGATTTTCCAATTGCCCCCAAGAAGGCGCTCACGCTCGACGGTCGGCAGCG